TCATTTTTAAGTTTAGTAAATATTGCTACATTTATTTTATACATAACAAATGGAACAATAATACAAAGTAAAAATACAATAAAAGATTTTAATCCATACCATTGTAATAGTTGTTGCGTAACTTCTGGTAATTCAGCTACTAAGAAATCACTGGCAGTATCAATACCGTTATTTGCTTTTGTTAATAAATCAGCAAGTGCTTGTTGTAATTCGTTTGTCATAATTTTATTCCTAATTTACAGGTAAGTTAAACTCTACAGAATTACCACATTCACACTTTACATGTATTTTTGTGTAGAATTCTGGGCTATGGTCTTTTTGTGTAGATACTTCTATCTCTCTACTGCAATATTCACAAGTTTCTTTAAATGTTTCTGCAAAGCTACTATCAAAATCATACATAATTTTATTCCTTTATTCATCTCCACAGGTAGTTAAGTAATCATTTATAAGATCATCACAAAACATTGCATCACTTTCTGATTCAAAATAATTGACAAGTAAGAATCCATCAACTACTTGGTAATCTTCAAAATTACTATCTACTAATAAACTCTTTATTTTATCTTCTTCTTTATCTGATAATTTACTAATATCAATACGAACGTAATATTCTTCTACTTGATGAATAGCCATTAGTAATTCTTCCTTTTGTTTGGTTTTTCAAATTTACGATACCAGCCCTTATTTGAAGTTTCTTCAACATACGCATCATCGTCTAATTGAATGCTGTTTATATAATTAACCTCTGAAAACCTTTCACAAGAAAATGGTGGTTTAAAGGGAAATAAACCTCTTAGTATTTCGCCACTATTACAAGGTACTGAAAACTCCATTATAACTGTATCACTTGGTTTATCGCTCTTACCCGATATAGAATGTATGAGTAAGGGATTATTACGCAAGACCTCCTCAATAGCCCCATAGACACACTCAGCTTCAACTGTTAGGGTTACTTCTATTTTAGCCACTAGTACAAACCCTCACTGAATAACTTTTTCCCATTACCACCATTTCGTATTAAATCTATTGGTTGGCAATTAGCTAATACAACTTCCATTGCTTCCTCTCTAGTTCTGAACTCTCCAAACTGATTAATGAAGCCCTGCACTTCTTTGTTGGCTTCTCGTATTTTATGAAACTTCACCATACCTATATTATCAACTTGGCTGTGCATCAACTTATCCCAGTGCCTAGCACCGCATAGTATTAAATCACCATATTTATTCGCTGCACAAACAATAATTTCAGTTGGTTTTTCTAAGTTGTTATCTTTCCAATGATCATCTCTATCTATTAAATTTTCATCAGTACAATTAGGACAAGGAGCAAATTCACCATTGGCATAATTAACACCAGCATCAACAACACCGACTTCTTTGCCAATCAATTCAATACCACATTTCCTGCAATGGTAATACGCATTTTCACCTACAAAATTAATCATTAGTATGTTCCTCTACATTGTTCCAAGTAACGTTTCCACTTGATGAAACATTACACGCTCGATTTGTAAAAATTATTGATATGTTATCCCCATCAACAAAGGATATTTTAATAAAATCTTCTCGCTTTACTAACTCAGTTATTTTTACTAAAGCAATTCTAATAAACATTTTATTGCTCCTCTAAATACTCTATTTCAATATCACCATTTTTATTAAAAGGCAGTATCTTAACTTTAATGTTAGGTAGTCTATGGGCTACTTCAAGCTCCATTACTAGACCTACTGAATCATCATCAATAAAGTTACTTAATAGCTCATAGGGGTTGTCACAGCCATCCTCAGGACAATCTGGTAGCCAATATATTTCAGGTGTCTCTAATTGCTTTACACGAGCTTTCAGGGTATCTATTTCTAGTTGCATAAGGTTAATGTACTTAGGTGTAAGTTCTACTCTATCTGAAATATTGTGATATGCACCTCTGTCAAATTCTAGACTCATAAGTTACTCTCTAATTAAGCTCTAGATAAAGCATCTAGCCATTGTTCATTTAAGTGAGTTCTTTCTTTTAATGTATCCATTGTTTCAATCATGCCATCCATATGTAGAAATAATTCATCTACCTTTATTACTGATCTAGTAGGCAATACTTCTTTATTTACTGTTAAGTAGTCCATCACATTGTTTAACGACTCACTAATACCATCAATATTTATGCTAAGAACTTCATTGTTTCTGTAGACTTCTGCTGCTACTAATTTAGTTAATTCTTTCATTGTTTATTCCTTTAGTTTATTTTTATTAATAAACTTTCTTGCTAGTTTTTCATTAAAGTCACCTGTTGTTTCAATTAATCGCTTATGTTCAAACATAGCAAAACGAGCTATTTCTTCTATGCTCATTGGTGAACCAGCATTACGCATTTTCCTAGCTTGTATTAAAATGAGTTCTTCTAAGTTATGTTCTTTCATAATCAACCCGCACCTTTTACCTATTAATGCTTTCTAAGTCATCCCATATCCCACTTTTGCAAAGAGATGTTATCTTTTTTGTATCGGTAGGCATCTTAAAAGGTTTGGCGTATGACCATTGCTCAATACCATCATATTCGTTTCTCCATAATTTAATGCCATCACTAAATACTATAATTAAATCACTAGCAATTTCTTGTGCAGCGTAGTCATTATCGTATTCTATATTTGCAAGAATTTCGTATTCCTGCCAGTTGCAACAGTAGCCTGTGTATTCAGCACCGATATAAATTATGTCACTAACTTCATGTCCTGACTCTTTTATATCTATTAATGTTTCTCTTAGTAAATTCATAATTAATCCCAACCATTAGGTTTATGTTCGTTTAGCCATTCAATAAATTTAGTAGCATTTTCTTGTGACATGAATATAGCTGAGGCTTGAATCGTACGCATAGACAAATAATTCCAAATTTTATTTTCAACATCAAAATATACTTGATAGTTGTTTAGTGATTTATTAAACTCATAACCATCAGCAAACTCAACTGCTTTACGAATGAACCAGAAATTTTTAGTTAGATAATCTGCAACCTTTCCACATTCCTCATCATCTACGAAAATAGCAGGACTTGAGTCTTGTATGCCACTATCAAATCCACAGTCAATTTCAAGCTGGAATCGCCCTGATTGTATATCAGTACACAGCGTATAATAGTTTGACTCTGTTATAGGTATTTCAAACATTGGTTCAGGTTTACTAACCACTTGTTCTTTTAATTCAGCTAGTTCTTTTTCTAGTTGTTCAATTCTTTTTAATGTATTCATTGTTGATCCTCAATACCTCTAGTTACATAATCAAATAATAAGTCTGATTTTGTTGCTCTCCAGCATTCATAACCATTTTTCATTACAATAACGGCTGCTGGTCTTTGATCTTCATCATATTCATTGGGATCATCGACAAACTCTGTGTAACAACCAGTTCCATCATTATCAATATCACCATGTATCAATTTGAATAATGCTTTCATTCTTTCATCTATATCATTCACAATCCCTCTCCCTCTGTGTATTCCTTTTTAAAGCAAGCTATTCTATCTCTCCCTGCTGCTTTGTCTGCGTGTGCTTTACTGTCGTACATAGCAACTGAACCAACAGCATAAATATTAATCCAAGCAGTATGCTTCACAGGAGCCATGAGTAAGTCCTGTGCATGATCAGCATATTCAAAGTAACTACCTGACTTTGTATAAGTACGTATCTGTCCATCAACTACACAATGTAATGGGAATTCACCATCTGGTGCATCAAATAAATGTAGTTGAGTGACTTTTTCACCATCACGAGTTACTACCTTTGCACCTGCTAGTGCTTGTTCTAAATTAAATTTTTTCATTGTTTATGCTTCCTAATTATTGCTAAACATATAGCTTTGTTAAGTGATTCTGAGTGCATACTTAAATTACTGTATCGCCAAGTACAGTGCCATTCTTTATCTGCCTGAAAAATCTCTAGTCTGTGTTTAACTACTAACTTGAAACATAAAGCATCATTTGTTAAAGGGTTATACAAATATTCTTTTCTTTTTGCTTCAACTACTTTGTAGTCCTCTACAGTTTTACATTGTGCAAACTCACATGAGATATTGGCTCTTGTACCAAATGTACAGCTTATGTTTAGTAAGAAGTTATTAGATAGCTCTCTGACCTCTACCTGTTCTATTTCAGCTATTTTTTTACATAATTCTAAGTCAGTTAATTCTTTCATTATCTAATTCCTTAAAACATTGGCTCATAACTTCTACATACTCTCTAGCATCATCTATATCAGTAGGTAACCATTTAGCCATAATGACTTTCCACCCTCCTGTGGGGGTTTTATATATATATCAATAATTAAGCTATCATCAACATAACCTGTAATTCCATATCCATCTTTCTCTACATAAATCATTTGGTATTCCTTACTGATGTAAATCCATTATGCCAAGCAGCTTTTAATTTCTTACCAAAGCTACCTGTTGCTGTGTATGGATTAGCTGTAATGTCAAACACGTACACTTTCCAGCTATGTGCACTTTTCTTTGCATACTTTTCTTTTGCTGCTTTACAACCTTTGCCAAATGCAGTTTTTAAGTCAGCATTATTATCAACGGTGTATTCCATCATCTTACTTCCTCACTTAAATAAATTATTAACAGAGTCGTAAACTTCTACAGGTAATACACTCGTATACTTACTTTCACCTTGAGGTAAATACTGAATCAAGTTAGGTAATAATTCCTTTAGCTTAGTGTCTGTAGTGATGCCTTGAAGTGATTCCCACAATGTTGTGCCAGCAGTATAAATTTCTTCTTCTAAGACTTTCTTAGAGTCCAATGCAGCATTAATAATCTTATACATTGGTGTAGTCTTTTCAGCTAAAAGATAGTCATAGTTGTCTAGTAGAGGAATAACAGGTGTTGCTGTGGATTTAAAAGAAATATTAGAAATATCATAATTGCTACGATTATTTTGTGGATCACCAATTTTGGCAATAACTTCACCTTTGTTTGTCCATGTTTTATGTTGTCCGATTAATACCTCAATTTTAGGCTGAATATATGTATTTCCTGTTGAAGTTTTAATCCCTAATTTGACACTTGATCTTACCTTAATATATTTATGAAACTCAGCAGGCACACCCAAATACCAATCAACTACTTCTTTATTATATTCAAGGTAAGCATTACATAAAGTTTCCTGAACTTCCTTTTCCCAAGTTTTAATGCGTGAACCAAACACTTTATTAAGTGCATTTGATACGATTTCTTTTTTTAATTTAATTGATAATTTCATTGTGATACTCCTTACTAGTTATTTCTTTGAGTTCTTCACCATCTAAATGAGACATAAAGTTCTTTATATAAAACTTATTATTACGTTCTTCTATATTTTCAATAGGTAAATCCCAACCACGGGTTGTATATCCAGTTCTTGTAAGTTCCATGAATGATGTTTTACATACATGTATAAATTTTGGTAGTTTCATTACTTATTTCCTTTTTGATATTCATTAATATCTAGTATGGTTAGCTCTAATGAGTAACCTTTACCATTGAAGTTATATGTTAAAGACTGAACAGACTTGATATTGCTATCCATAGGTAGAACTCTGTTGCTGCCTACTAAACAAGGTGATTTAAAAGAATTCCATAATACTTTTAATACTTCCCATCTACTTAACATTTTAATTCACTGTATTCTTTTCTGACTAAATCCAAATTATTCATCATATCTGCAAAATACAAAAAAATCCATCACTTCATCTACATATTCTACAAACCTATCATTCAACATAAACCAAGAAGAAAATTCTTTTGCTCCTTTATTTAATATGTTTGTGAATATTTCCATCAAATCATGGTTAGATAAAAATTCTTTATGTTCCTCTAACCATTCTTCACGGACAAAATCTATAGGTAGTGGATTTTTATTGTTCATATTCATTCCTAGTTAAATAGTTGATATGCAGTTAAAGCGCCTACAAAACCAATACCAAAACGATATAATATAGGACATTTTTTATTAATAGCAGCAACCAATAAATCTATGCCAATAAACCCTAAAATAAATCCAGCTAAAAGCCATAAATAAATCATTGCATTACTCCTAAAAATTTACCAATTATTTCTAATCCTTGGTATTGTATTAAATATTGTTCTTTATATTTTCCATCCTTAGATATGATCAAAACAACAAGCTTTCCCTGAGCTATGAATTGCTCTTGTATTTTATCGCATATTAACCCTTTACGCCTAACCGCTACGATAAACCTACTTATATGTGTATCGAATTGCTTATTCCAATTTTCTTGTGGCTGTGTATCAGTGCCAAATATTTTTGCAAACTCTTGTTGCATTGATGTTCTCCAAGTAAGTACAAACATTATATAGATTATTAACTTCCCTGTCAATAAAAATATTATATATTAAACTTATTATTCTTAATGCTTAATATACTTCGCTTGCCATTTTTATAAGTAATTATGTTTGCATGGCTCCAATTTGATAACCCTCGATTATATCCCATATCAAGTTTACCCAAAACACCCGCATAATAAATACCACCTAATATTCCAATATTATGACTATGACCAAGATTCATTTTCATACCTGATTTAGCAAATCCGTTAATGCTTCCTCTTGCACCATTAGCACCCAAGTCTCCATGACTACCAAACTCGATCCCCTCTAATACAAAACTATCATCTGTTTGTAAAAACAACACATCATTAAAATCATTGAATAGATTACAAGCGTATTCAAATACACTGAACTCTTGATTGTGCTTCATGGCTTTGTATGTGGCTAGCTGTAATTCTAAAAAGAACTCAGCGTTAACAGGATCATATTTATAGTCTGATTCTCGTAGCCATTTTTGCAATGCTAAATCGTGATTGGACTCAACAATAACCAATTGAGAATCGTTACCTATTTTATCCTTTATTTCTGATATAACCTTTGTTGTTAATTCAACTTCATCTTTAACAGTTTCAGTAGAATTATTAAACATTTTATAAAGAAAATACGGATCTTTAATATTGTGGTGATTCCTTACCATCTGATCATAAACATCATGCAAAAATACATATTTTGGTTTGAGTTTATCAATCATAGAGTTATTACTTCTCCATGATACACTAGCAGCATTTTCATCTAGCTTAGCTGCATGAATATCACCAAAATTAATAGCTAAACAGTTATGGTTAACCTCAACTGAGTCTGGTGTATAATAAACATCCAAATCATAAAAGCTCCCTGTATCGCTTTCAGCATTAAGTTGTCGAGCAAACCAATTACCACCTGAGTCAGTTTCAACAAGTAAAGCACCATAGATATGATCGAATGCTGCCACTTGACCAGCTCGCTTATTGATGTAATTAGACTGAGTGCAACACCCTGTAGAATACATGTGCTTAGTATCAGTATTTTTACTGTTAGCAACAGATTCTAGTTGTATTTTCGTATGTGGAACAATCATTGAATTATGTGAAGTATAAGAAGTCATTCCCGTAAACACACGTTTAGCCGTTGGTAATATATTCAACTCACCAGAAAATACTAAATCATCAGTAATTTGAATACTTTGATTTTGAATTTTATCTCGGATTTTAGGATCATACCATAGATCATTAGACTCTTTTGTTAAGTTCTGAAATCCTGATTTATTGTATGTAAATGTACCAACAATAATTTCAGCATTTTTAAACTTAGCGCATTGCTGTAAAGCATCCCAAAATTTACCATGAACATGAGTATTGTTCTGTGCTGATGTAAAAATAAAACATTGTTTATCGGTTATTTCTTTAATGTTTATTCTATGTGTAAGTGGATCCTTGATGTTACCGCTTGCTATTGGTTTTTCTTGTTGTAATTCCCAAAATTCTTTATAGCGTTCTTTATTCAAAAAGTAATTAATCGTTGACTTTGAGCAGCCGTATTTGGCTGCTATGTTTCTTGATGAATAATTTTCTTGCTCACTTAAACGCTGAATTTCTAGTAGTTCATCATGCGTAAAAGCCATTTATATCCCCTAATGTAAACATTCTTCAACTCCTGTATAATAATCAACTAATTTATCAAGCTCTTTGGCTTTTAAGGTTAGAAAATCCATAATATCATCATCAGTAGCTTTGATAACATAATACCTATCTGCTAGTGTCGCATAGCCATGATTTTGTAATCTTAATGTATATTCATCAATTTTTTCTACCTTATAAAGTACACCCATGTACCAAACAACTTCACCTATTTTAAATTCTTCTTTCACCGTAACTCCCCTATTGCTCTAGTAGATTCTTCTTGTTGTTTTAAATCTGCTAAAGTGTTGGCATAACTTTTATCAAGCCGCAATTCTATAAATCTAGGCAAGAATAAAGACTCTGTTTTATTGTTTTCTGATGTTACTCTTGCGTTGTATTCGATGGTACAAATTTTATTGATATAACTATCAGCAAATTCCTTAACATCATTACACTTAACACCACGGTCGTTATCTATTAAACCTGATCCTACATTACATTTAACTAACCCGTCCTCTGATTCTAAATTCAGACCACCAATACAATGCTCGTATTTAGATCCAGATTTTCCATAGTACCAACCAACAATTTTCATTTCGCATTCAAATGTTTCCTTGAATTTAATTTGATCGGTTACTCGTTTTGCTTTCCAAATATTATCTTTGGATTTTAGAATAGTTCCCTCTTGTCCTTGTTTGGTCAATTCTCTGAAATGATCAGCAGCTTCATCTAAATTGTTGACTAATTTAGTGGGCGTAACCGTAATATTGCTAGGTAATGCCATAGACGAAAGTCTGTTAAATCTTTCCGCATAGCTAACTGATTTTACCTTACCGTAGAATTCATTATCAGTTAAACAATCCCAAACAATATAACGGACTCTGCTTGCTTCATTGCTATTGATAGTATCCTTGATGCTTTTATTTAAAATACCGTTACCAATTTTACGCTCTAAAATAACATCATCAGCATCAACAACAACCAATTCACCGCATAAAATATACTGTGTTTCAGGATAAGAAAAATCCAATCCGTGATATTGTTTACCGTTTCTTGAGTGCATTGTTTTACTATTAATAATACAACAATAAGCACCATCAGATTTCAATTGAGAAATAGCAGGGAATTTTATATTTTTCTGAATTTTCTTAATATCATAAGCTGAGCATTTCATTACAGGAAATTCAGGCAAAAAATCCTTTTGCACTTTCTGAATATTTTTAATACTCAATCCGCATCGTAAAGTTCTTGCTAATACCATATCAACCAATTCTTTATCATCGGATGATAAAAGGGCATACAACAAAGATAATTCCAATTTATCTTTACCGTTAGCAGATCCTTTAGTATTAAATTCATTCAGCAACTCATAAATTTCAGTCCTATCAATTCTAGATGAATCGAATAAAGAACTTTCTGTTGGTATGATTTCTTGAATATGAAAACTAAGCATTGGATCTAAAACAAGTTCAGCAAAACTTAAAAATTCTAAGAATTCTTTGTTTGATGTTTTAAGTTTCTTCAAATAATCAATTTTTGTATTACCTGATAATTCTTTAATGTTATTTATATGATTTAAAATAGACATATCATTCCTTATTTTATGTAACTGTTATAAATGTCAACATCCAACTTTGATGCTACACCTCAAATGTTGTTTCTAAAACAGGTGTAGCATCAACGTATGATGGTAAATCCCTGCATGATTCTGACTGTACAATGCTACCATTAACAATCTGTTTACCATCAAAATCCATAATATGCCACCAATCAAATTTGTTATGGATAATCATATCTGTAGCTAAGTTTTTTAGATATTTTAAATCATCAGAAATTTTAATAATGTCATGCGCTCCACCAATAGCCACATAATCTCCACCGAATAATATATACATGTTAATCCTTGTTATTGTTAATTGTTAGCCTACACTTAGTTCAGCTTTAATTTTACCAGCACAGTTATAATTATTTAAAACAAAATCATTAGCTGTAAGTTTAAGTAATTCATCGAGTGTAGAAAACTCGGGCATTACTAATTCAGGCAAATCTAGTGTTTTGTTTTTCATTTGCTGATCAACAGCATCTAAATGATTACAGTAAATATGAGTATCACCTAATGTACCAATAACCGTTCCAGCTTTATATCCTGTCAATTGGCATAACACTTTTAATATAAAGGCATAAGATGCTAAATTATAAGGCAATCCCAAAAAGCAATCTACGCTACGCTGTACCCATTTCAAATCCATATAACCATCAGAAATATATACTTGAAACATCACATGGCATGGCATCAAAGCTGCTGTTCTATATTCTTGAACAACAGGATTCCACGCATTAACAATATGGTATCTTGAATTTGGATCAGCTTTAATACCTTTGATTAAGTTATCTATTTGATCAATGCCTTGCTTGTTGTAATTACGCCATTGCTCGCCATATAATGATCCTAATTCTTTATTACCTTTACCAGCATAGCGTTCTGCATCATCAGTCCAAATAGTCCAAGCATCACCTGTTAAATTTGAATACTTTCTCAGGGTATCCAAATCCGTTTTGCCTGATAAAAACCACAACGCTTCACCAATGATGTTTCTGATGTTCATTCGTTTAGTGGTTAGTAAAGGAAATCCCTCGTCCATGTGATGTTCAATTATCATATCGAAAACAGATAATACTTTACCTGTTCTTGTCTCGCGCTCTTTGCCGTATTCAAAAACATCATTAATTAACTCTAGATAATCTCGCATTATTTTCTCCGTTTAGTTTTAAGTTTGTTTTTGTGCTTTGATGAAAAATTTCTTGTTTGTTTAAAAATTGTATTGCTATAACCAACATATCCATCGAATTTCGAAGTTGCTTGGTAAACAAATAATAAAAATAGTATTGTTGTTATTTTATTCATTATGTTAATAAATTCCTTGTCTGTTGCATTAGTAATAAATCCCTCGCGCAATCGTGAATGCTATCATGCTTAACAAAACCATCAATTTCAGGAAAATCATCTAAATACCCTCTGTTCTTATGGTTAGGCACTAACACTTTAGCAATAACATCTATTGCTGTTCTAACATCACGATAATTCCAAAACCTGAACGGATAGCTTGTTTTATTTGTTCGATATAAATGCTCAAGTATACCAAAATCAAAAGCATTTCCTCTTGAGTAAACATGGCTATTTGAGTTATCAGATAAATCATATCCTGAATTTTCAAGAAATGTTATAAACTCTGAAATGAATTCTTGTATTGATAAATCACTAGGTTTTAATTTTACACAAGATTCATAAGCAACCTTATTATCTGGATTTTTCCAAAATTCAACAGTTGATTCAGAATATGTTCTCCCTGAGTTTAATTGATCCATCCAATCCAATTTGAAAGTTTTCCCTGCTTTAATTAAATCGTTAAAATTTAACTCTTGTGTTGGATCATAAACAATACAACTCAACGATGTAATTGCTGATGTTTCTATGGTATCTAAAGTTTCAATATCAATAATTAATTCTTTCATTATTTACCTACTATTTTGTTTTCTAAATCTGTTCTAATGTCATTAAGAATATCAATTTCGTTATTAATACGAATTTTTTCTGCTTCAATATCACCAGAATTAGATTTAACAAAGGCAGTAACCATCATAGTGTATTCTTCATATACATGTTCTTCATAAGGTTCTTCATGTTCTGAGCAATCAATATCAATATAAAATTCATCAGCAATTAATTCTGATTTATAATTTAGTTTATTTAATCTTAAATCTTCTTTAAATTTTGATATAGCATTTTCTAAATCATTAATATCGTACCCATCTAGCCCTAAATGATACTCACTAACACCACAAACCAATCCCTCATAATCTACATTAGCTAGATCGTGTTTTAGTTTGGCTATTTGAGCATCAACTTCATCTAAAGCATCAATACATCTTCTAATTCTCTGCACTGTCATAATTTACCCTTATACTAAAAAAATCCAAATCTTGCTCAGGCTCAACACCCAATTCCATTTTTATCTCGTTAAAATAACTAGTATCTTGATAAATTTGATAAATGGTTGTGCTTATTTCTAATCCTTGTAGCAGATCAGATTCGAGCATTTTTTGTGTTGAGTAATTAACTTTCATATCTATCCCATAGAACAAAACGTGGTACTTTGTGATGATCTTGTTGTTGCTGTATATAACAGCCGTTTAATACTTAAATCTAAATCGAACTGTAAAAAGTTTGGCGTAAAGACATAAGTGTGGTTATAACTACTTCCCTGTGATTTATAGGTTGTGATTGCATAAATATGTTTAAAGTTATTATATCCATCTTTAACTTTATAATATTCTTTCCAAATGCGTGAAGCATTATTCTTATCACTTCTTGCACGTTTGACTAGCGTAGCCATGTGATGTTCTAAATAAGGCAAAGCCTCTGCTTTAGGAACAACAGCATCGTAATACAACTTTGTATATAATGAATACAAATTTAAACGCCAAACTGCGATCGGCTCTGGTGTAAACTCTGAACAATGATCTTCTTCGACTTCGTGAATAATAAATTCATCAGAGTTTCTATATTCAAGTGTCGATTCTTGAGCAATAATAGTTTCACCTTTAATAAACTCAGGTACATCATAACCATGTAACTGTTGGCGCACCCACTCATTAATCTGATTAACACCTAAAATATTATTACCGTTATTAATGATATTATTTGTATGAGCAACACAACGAGCAAAATCGGTATTTTTAAATTCTTTAGATTTTACTTTTTGTAAGAATGAATTAAAAAACTCTCTTTCTTGCTTTACATAAATACCACAACCATCTTTAACAACCTCTTTTATTTTAGGTAGATATAAATTTGGACTGTCCTGACATTTTCTTAGCTGTTCTGCTAAGTTAATAATCGGATTATCCAAAGCACAACGAACAACTTCTGTTAGTCTTGCTTGCTTATTTATTACTGTAAAAACTGAACTTATTCCATTGGTATGATCGTCAACAGGTTCAGCTTGGCAAGGATCACCAATAAAAATTACTGCTTTAGCTTCATGCTCTAATACATAACCAATAATAGTATCGGATGCTTGGCTAGCTTCATCAATAAATAAAACATCATAATAATGACCTTTATTAAATCGATCCTTTTCTAGTTTAACCTGTGTACCATAATTAACCATTTTTAAACCAAGAGCAGAATGAATTGTTCTTGTTTCTACTCGTTCTAAAATTCCTTGTTCTTTTGCCATATCAGCTAATACTTTAACTGCTTTATGGGTTAGTCCTGTTAACCCAATACTTAAATGCGGTGGTATTGATTTAATAATATCAACAATAACCGTAGACTTACCTGATCCTGCTGATCCTGATAAGGTATGAAAGCGATCATCATCTGTTAATTTTGGCGCATTAATTGTTTGTAATATTTCTTCTTTTGATTTTTGTTGTGATTCTGTTAATTTAAACGTCATTTGTTTCTCTTATTAATCCAAGATTATCCATAAATAATCTTGGCTTTTACTATTTAGATTGACCCATTTTTACATCAATATATGTTGGTTTTTGTCCCATTGGATAATAAATTACAGAGTTTCCATTTTTACTAGCAGCTTTAGCCATTTCCATATCAACATTCAGTCTAATTTCTTCTAATTCCATTTTTCTATATTCTAATAGCATCGGATTTAATCCTTTAGATGTTGCTAAATTTTCTAACCTAATAGTTTCAGCTTTAGCTAATCTAACTCGCTGATCTATGGCAATAGTAATTTCTTCTTGTTCTAATTTTGCCCGTTTAGCTAATTCTTCTGATGTTTTTAACTCAACACTCATTTCCATATCTTTAATTTCATTTGCTTTAATAATATAAGTCTTAGGATAACTAACTTTATTTATAGTTGCTGTGTATAAAATTAACGGGGTATTTTTAAATCTTTTAGTGATTATTTTTTCAATTGTATCATTAATTTTTTTTCGTTCTTTTTGAAAGGATTCTAATGTGTGTGGAGTTACAACTTCAACAAGAGTTCTTCGTACTAAATCCTCACCTAATTTTTTATATATTAAAGTTAATGGAATTTTTAATGTGTTTTCATTAACTTTAATAGGAGTGATCATAGTAAACATACTATCAATAGTATCAACATCTGATAAATCTAGTTGTGTTTTTACTAATAATTCGATACCAAGTGTTTGATTATCTGATAATCTTACATCTAAAGTAAATGGTATAATTTCTACTGACTGATCTAACAGTATTAATTTCTTAGTATATTTAAACGCCCATCCAATATTTCTAGTTCCTGCTTGATATGTTTCTTTACTTACACCAGCGTTATCAACAACCTTTCCTACTGTTGATACTGGTATAGTTCTATAGTCCGTACATGCTGATGTTAATACAATAACCATCATTAATAATACAGATTTAAATTTATTCATTGTTTTGTCCTTTATTTTCAATTGTGTTTGCTAGTTTTTTAGATTTTAATTGCTGATATTTAAGAATATTTTCTGTTTCTTTTGTCGTTGGTATCATACTTACTGGTTTATTTTCTGATAAATATTCATCTAAATAGTTATCATTTATTAATGAATGCTGTTTACTCATTTCATTTTGCATTTTAATTGCATCATATCGTTCAGTTAATGTATAAAACTGTGAACTTGATATGATCGCTATAACAAACATAACAGCAAAATAATGCTTCCAATGCCAAAATATAATTTTGTATTGTTTAAGCTTATGAAATAACAAACCAAACATAGTCACAGTTATAGTAAAGTTAATAATATTCAATATTTCAAAATTCATTCGTTTCTCCTATTTAATGCTGTATGCATACTCCATCTTCATTCCAATACCAAGCAGCACATACATCACAGTATGTGGAACATTCATTACATTCTTGGCAATCTAATTGGACTTCCTCAATTACCATTTCTTCATTGAATAACATCTGCATAAAATTTTTGGTTTTTTGAAGTGAATCAAAATACCAAGTTTTGTTATTCTTGACTGTAGTTACTATGTATTCCATTTCGCCTTGCTTGCACATATTAAATTCCTGTATAGTCGATTGCATCTTGAGCAGAGTTATATAGTTTTTTATTGTCGTAATAGCTACCATCCATTTCATCGAGCTGTTCTGCCATTTCAACAAGTTCATCAATGGATAACGGGTATTCTATTTTCTGAGCGTTGTAGCACACTTTAACCATGAATTTATATATAGCTAAATGATGCTCACCTATTGGTGTTAACAAGTAATCATCAATCATTTGCTTATATACAAACGGACAATTTTTGGCTCTGATGTTTGTTACTGGTGGTTTTTTGTTCTTGAGATAAATTTTTCTTTTTAGCTTAGATAATTTATTACTCGCTTTATATTTTTCTTCTTCTGGTGATGATGGATATTTCTCAATTAATTCTTTCCAATCCAGCGCTTTCCCTTTAGTTGTAACAAAAATGGAATAGTAATCCTTTCCTTTGTTATCATACATAGCAGGGATATACATCATTCTTGCTGGGTCTTTTGTTTGTTTATCAACAATACCATCAAGCCAAGCATTACATGCAAACCATACCTGTGATAAATATTCTCTTGAAGCGAACGAATCTAATTCTATGCAAACTCTGAGTTTAATTTTATCTTTTGTACAACTAGGACTTGAGTATATTAAGGTGTTGTAATTTTGGAATTTTGATATTATTTCTGATAACTCTAATGAGCAATCATCAATATCAAGCATTACCATTTCCCAACCAATAACCTGTTTATTTCCCCTTGCTGTGTTATCAGCATAAATTCCACTAGAAATCATTCCTTGTTGGGTGTATTCATCTTTTGATGGTTTATGCCCTTTAATGATGGATATTGACTTCATATTGGATATAAATTTATCCCAAGCTAAAGTAACAGGTGTTGCTGTCTTGGAAAAAAATGATTGGAAGTAACTAAATCGCATTCTAATCTCCTGTAACGCATTCTAAGGCGTTTAAATTATTCATAAGGTGATTCATCATTCGAAAGATTTTAAGAGCTTAGAGAGGGCAATGCGGAGCTTATTCGCCAGCTTCAAACATTCTAAGCTTGATAATATAATTCAAATGATTATTTCTAAATTTTAACGTATCTAAAAACTCTTTGATTATTTCTGTTGCTGTTTCTAGTTTTGATAGCTTGTCAACTGTCTCAGAAATTTCCAAATCAGCACTCAAATACCGCTCTAATTCTTTCGCATTTTTGATAATATAGTTAAATGGTTCTTCTTTGTATGAATTGCACTCACCTTTATAATATCTCATACGATGAACGTATAACTGATTTAATGTTTTTGTTGCTGTTGATACGTTATATTTATATGTTTTATAAATTCGTAAATATTTAGCAATAAGTTTTGTTGTGCTTAATATTTCAGACTCTAAGTTAAGCGGATCGATTTTAGAGTCCTTTTCAATTTCATCTTCTAACTCACTAACTTTCATATATTTCCTATTGATTCATACATTATAATATTTTAGACTCAGAATTGTCAAGCGTTATATTTTTAACTTCAACGTCAAACATTTGATTGTTGTAATGCTTACATCTTTCTCGACCATGCTCTAAAGTATAGTTTGTATAAGCACCAATACTAAAATCATCAACAATATCATAAACAAATACATCATTACCAAATTTTGACTTTCTTAATATTCGACCAACAGATTGCAATACTTTAATTTTTGATTTAGTTGGATGAACTAGAATTAAATTATGTAATCGCTTAATACTAATACCTGTAGATATACAACCCATTGATCCTACAATAATGGCATTTGTTTCTTCTTCCATTATTTTTCGTATTTCCTCGCGCTGATCTTTCTTAACGCTACCGTTATACAAATATATGCTTCTATCAGGTAATGCAGCTTTAAGCCATTTAGTTAAATTTACACCATGTTCAATCTCATTAATCATCATAATAGTATTACCCTGCAAACTTGCTGCTAGATTCATACAGTATTTATTACGCTGTTGTGATTGGGTGATAAATGGAATTTCTTCTGCGTATTGAGCCTTTTGTCGTTTTTGCTTTCCTTGCTGATCTAACTCACCTCTTGGGGCAGATCGCAAAAACTTACACTCAGCATCAGGGTATTTTAAAACAATTACTCTAACTTTAAGATTGGCTACTTTATTTTGATCCATTAACTCTTTAGTCGTAATAACTTCTAATACTTCGCCAAACAGTCCTGTTAGTGTCATAGAGTTAGCTTTAGCATCTTTTAATGTACCTGTTAAGCCAACTCTTGTATCGGCATAAACACACGCATTTAGAATGCTTATGATTGATTTAGCTGCACTTAGATGAACTTCATCATTAATGATAGTTTTAAACTGTTCAAAGAATACAGGATCAGGTTTTGTTTTAGCGTTTGTTAATGATTGCCAAGTTGAAATAACAATTTGATTATTGTTATCTAATTTACCTTTCGTTATACCTGAAATATTATCATCGGTATTCCACTCTGTTGTTGAACTGTAATCCGCAAAATCAGAAATCATTTGCTGAACTAACCCAACACTAGGAACTAGAATTAATATTTTTTGGTTGTATATCTTTTGGTACATACGAATAAGAATATAACAAATGCAGCTCTTACCTGAACTTGTAGGACTTAACAATAAGCTACGCTGATTATTCAAGGCAAATAACGCTGCATCTACTTGATAGTCGTATGGTGTAATACTTTCACCATCAACAGTTATGTTTAGGTTATCAACAAAGTTTTGAAGTTTTTCTCTGGGTAATTTAAGTGTTTTTATTTGTGGATCAACAAACACTTCCTTTCCCATATCATTACAAACTTTAACGACATCTTTCCATAAGCCGTATGGCATATTACCATCAACATTTAAAAGATGAATTTTACCATCCCAATGTTTAGACTTGAATGCAGGGTGAAATCTATAACCATCAGCCATAAAACTAAATTTTTCTCTGAGCAAGCATAAAAAATCAAAATCTTCTGTATCTATATAAATGGATATGTTGTCAATTTTACGTATTATTACTGATGTGTTTATCATTAAAATAATTCCTTAGTAAACAACTCGTTTATTTTTAACTTTTTAAATAACCAAATATAAATATCATATAGTTCAGAGCTAAAAACTATCATGTTCAATACAGGTACAAAACAAATTATTATAAACTCCTTTCTATCGAACTTAAATTTAATAAGCCTATGTGATGTATACGCCACCATATAAGTAATTAAGCCGAATTCTATATAAAGCATAAATAAAATCATGTTAATGTTCCTTGAGTTTTTGAGTATTCCATCCATTTTTGAAGCTTTGTTATTTTATTTAAAACTGCTTCATCTTCGACTAAATTTGTGATTGGCTGATTGAAATACAATTCTATTACCGCAACTAGATCCGTTATTTCTTCGATTAATAAAGCTGTGTTATTTTTAGAAGAATTTGGTGGTATATCATCACCACCAAATCTTAATATTTTACTTACTTGCTTTCCAACTTCATTACATTCTTCACTGATACAACTAAGTAAGTATTCATTTTTATTCATACAACTCCTAACAACGTGTCGGTTTGATGTTCCCAATCACAATAATCCATGCGCTTAACTCTATCTTTCATAACCCAACCAAAACAAGCATTCATTTCATGATCTGATTTAAAATCCCACTCAATAAAATCTTCAATTCCTGAGTCAAAAATAAAATATATTTTTTTAGAATTATCATATCTATGCACTGTTTGACATAAACTTAAATTTACTGGCTCTTTATCATTCCAACTTATAAACATTATTCATCTCCATAAAAATAAAACATTAACATAATAAAAAATATACCTAGTGTTATATAATCTTGATTTGTAGGCACAACCTCAATAAATAAACTCGTTACTAAATAAGCTAATCCAAAAATGGTTACTGTTTGGAACGCATATAAAAAACTAACGAGAAATTTTTTAGCAAATATATAAAAATTAATCATCTTTCACTCGCTATATAAAAAGTTACTTTTAAATTTTCTTGTTCTTCATTTGGATCAGTTTCAAATATAACAATACCTGATTGTGTGATCCTAACTTTATAATCTGTATTAAATAGTTGTAATTTGTTTTTGCGCTCATGCTTTAAATAAACACAAAAATTATCTTTTGTTTTTCCTAAATTAACAGAAAATATTCTATTTGGTTTTGCTTTATCTAATGCCTTGATATAGCAATTTCCGTTTTCTCCGACTAATGCAATATCTTCTGTTGCATTAGCAGCACTAGCACGAATAACTTTATCTAAAGCAGATGCAGATAAACTAAACTCATAAGCAGTTTCCAACTTTCCAAGCTTTCTATCTAAGTAACACAAATCTTCTTTATTGGAATATCGATAAGTTGATTTTGCCTCTGAGTCCGTAATGATCATCTGATCTTTATTAAAGGTTATCTCAGGCTGATCAAACAGCATTAATTGTTTCAAAAATCCTGACAAATTATGAATAGCAAATTCACTAAATTCATCTTCTACAGTAGCAACCATTAATCTATTTTTTTGTATGTTTATGCTTGATATTTCATGCCCTGATTGAACAACTAAATGCTGATTAAACTTAGCGCATTGTTGTAATACCAATAATGTATTTTCAGATAGCTTCATCGGTTATCCTTTATATTCTTAAATAGAGAAAATGATAAAATTATAAATCCTAGATAACTCGTTAGTGAAAGCATGATCCCCATAAAATAATCATAACTGTTGGCTTTTTCATATTCATATAGCATAATCCCTATAGATACTCCTGTTGTCAAAATTCCTAATATATAAATAATCAACATAATTAACATAATTAAAATTCTCCGTATAATTCATTTAGTTTAATTGGTTTAAAGTCCGTTAAGTGCCTAGCTAATAAATAACACCTGTGTTGTTGTAGATATGTAACCATCTTCATTTCAGGGTTTAATTTATGCGCTTGCATTTTTTTGTAACAGGTTAAAATTTCTTGTTTTAATTCTTTTGGTTGGTTATGAATACCAATTAATTTCCAATTGCGTTTAAAGTTTTCAGTTAGTCCCAATTCATCAAGCTTTTCTTTGAGTTTATTTTCTGATCTAGCTTGCCATAATTCATCTTTAAATTTTTGAGTTATGTTAGGCGCTCGTTTAGCACTACCTGTTTTTTCTTTTTCCAAGTATTGAGTTTTAAAAAAATCTGAACTGCACTTAATACTTGGAATACCATCAACTTTATCCCCAGATACAATCAAATCGAATTCAAACCTGATAGGATTTTTAACACTAAACATTTCTTTAGAGTATTGGCGATACATAAATACATTTGTTTTATTTGTTAACGCAACTAAATCTTTATCATTAGAAATAATTAATGTTTTTTCATTTGATTCTTTAGACAACACAGCAATTAAATCATCTGCCTCTGCTGTATCAACCTGAATGGTTCTATAAGGAAAAAAATCACTAATATAGA